ATCGAGCAGATACGCTTGTCAGGACTGAGACGACCTTTTATAATAACCTCGCGACGCTAGATACTATCAAGGAATTAGGTGGCGACCACTACGAAATTGTAGCAGTCTTAGACAGTCGTACAAGTGAGATTTGCAGGTTAGAAAATCACGAGGTTCATTCTGTTAAAGAATATGAACCAGGTCGAACCGCACCGCCCTTCCATGTTCGTTGCCGTTCTACTATCAGGCCTGCAGTCAAGTCTGACAAACCTAGTCCTTACTTTGATATCTTGCAAAACGACGGCTCAGTAAAACTAGCCACTGAGCAACGTTCTCTGGACGAAATCTTTGCAGGATGGGAGCGTGAAGGGGAAGCGATTAAAGAAAAACTGTTTGCGAAAGACGGGGAAAAGGAGAATGTCGAGAAATCGAAGGGAAATATAAAAAAATTTGACTTTTACCCATTAACGGAGGATAATATAGGTGACAAAGAAAGAATATTAAACATATCTAAAAGATTGAAGGCAGTTTCGGAAGAGTACGAAAAAGAAACTGGTAAAAATATTTTAGAATTATTCGCAAATAAAAAATTGACAGATCGTTCCAAACCGTATGATGATGAGAAGTCTAAATTTATAAGATTTTTATATAAACGAGTTGGCTATGATAGGAAACCGAATATTCTTAATGACAATGATATTGTTGGATTAGAGACCATATACCGTGGTGTAAGTGATAGCAAATCTGGAGAAATAAATTCAAAAACTTTAATGGATAATTTCAGAAACGGAAAACTAGACCTAAGCGGTAGAGTAAAATCTGCACATGGGCGCGGTTTGTATTTCGGAAGTCGTTTCGTTGCTGAGAGATATGCTAATAAAGGACCAAATCCACTACTAATAAAAGCTTTTTACGACCCTTCCGATTTTAAATTTTTAACTGACGAACTTTATAAAAAAGAAAAGCATACTTGGTTGAAAAATTTAGACGATGATAATGAATTATATGAATATTACTATTTTTTGATGAGTCAAGTAGGAATAAATGACTCTAATGCAGATGTTTTTGCTATCCTTCATGGTTACGATGGTTTTAAAGCAATGCATAATGATGGGTTGTATACAGTTGTTTATAACCGCAGTAAATTAGGGGTGCTTAAAGATGATTAAAATTTCAATTAGTTTGTTGCTAGATGCGATTGAAGACAACATCAATGACGAAGAACTTCAATCTATCGATTTTGTGACTCATATTAGAAAAATTACAAAAGAATTCCAGGGAGAAAATGGTGAATTCTTAGTAAAAAAAGAAGCGTTTGAAGCACTCCCTTTGGACAGAGATAAAAAGGATAAAATCATTGAGCAAATAAAACAAAATAGTCAAAATGTTTTCGAAGATGATTTTGATACCTTGCTGCAATTATATTATTAAGCACCTAGAGAAATCTAAGTGCTTTTCTTATTTTTTGAAAGGAGTAAAGACATGTTCATCTGGGATTTAGTATCAATTTTATTAGGTTGGATTATATTTTTTGCGTTAATTTTGTTCGTAATAATTAAATTATTTGAAGTGATTTCAACAGTCATTTCAACTCTAAAAGTCGGAATTGAATACAGAAAGAAACTGAAACAATTGAAAAATAAATAATCTAACCGCATCGAAATCGAGGCGGTCTTCTTTCGCCCTGGGCATGGCGTTAAAAGGCTTTTTTACTTTACCAAAATGTCGTGGTCGTTGCCACGTTAAACAAACGTACAGGAGGAAAAGAAATGAATCGTAAATTTTTGGAACAGTTAGGATTGACTGAAGAACAAGTTGAAGCAGTTATGTCTGAACACGGGAAATCAACTCAGGACCTACAAGCAAAGGTGTCTGCTGCAGAAGATAATGCCAAGGGCTTGCAAGACCAGTTGGAAGAACGTGATAAGGACATGAAACAGCTCAAGAAAGACGCTGAGGGCAATGCTGACCTACAACAAAAATACTCAGACTTGGACAGCAAGTACAAGACACAACAGAAGGAACATGAACAACAACTCAAGACAATGCAACTAGATCATGCTATTGAAATGCACTTGAGCGGTAAGGTTCATGACGCTGGAATAGTGTCTAGTCTACTAGATAAGTCTAAATTGGGATTAGGTGACAACGGAGCGGTGACTGGGTTAGATGAACAGTTGACAGCTTTGAAGGAATCTAAAGGCTTTTTATTTGCTCCAGAAAAGGCTGCAGAACCACACATCGCTGGTGCTAAGCCACAAGGGGCAGCACAAGAAGAAACAGTTGCTAACGACCTGACAACGCAGATGATTAATGCGTTTACGTCAGATCTATAATCAAAAAATAGAAAAGAGGAACAGATATGCCAGCAACATTGAACTATGCACAGGCTTACCAACAAGGTTTGCAAAATCGTTATAGTGAAAACGGACTGTTATTCACTCAAAAACTTTGGAATTCTCCATCCAACACACTTTTGAAGTTCACAGGCGCTAAAGAAGTAAAAGTACCACGCCTTCTGATTAAGGAAGGGCGTAAAGACCGTACACGTCGCACGATTACGAACATTGACGCTAACTATGAAAACCAATGGGAAACATACACATTGACTAACGAGCGTTACTGGTCAACACTAGTAGACCCATCAGATGTGGATGAAACTAACTATGTTACTTCAATTGCCAACATCACCAAGACATTCAATGATACTGAAAAAGTTCCAGAAATGGATAAATTTATGGTATCTAAATTGTTCTCTCGTAAGAAAGAACTTGATACAGAAAGTAAACAAATTAAGTCATTGAATTTGACTGAGGAGAACTTCCTCGCAACATTCGATGAGTTGATGGAACAAATGGACGAAGCTGGAGTACCAGCAGAAGGTCGTGTTATTTTCTGTACACCAGCAGTTAAACGCATGATCAAGAACATCAAGCAATTTGGCCGTACAGTCAATATCCACGGACAAGGTACAGTGATTGACCGTTCTATTGGTCGTTTGGACGATGTGACGATTGAGCCATCTATTCCATCTGACCGTATGAAGACCGTGTACAACTTCACAAATGGAGCTAAAGTTGACCCAACTGCTAAACAAATCCATTTCTTCTTGATTCATATTCCATGTATGGCGGCGCCACAAAAATATGAATTCGTAGGGCTTGACGCACCAAGTGCTTCTTCAAGCGGTAACTACTTGTATTACGAACAATCTTACGATGATGTATTGCTATTCAAAACCAAGCATGAAGGCCTAGCATTTGTCGTCGCACCTTAAAAGGAGGATAGAAAATGTTAACAGTAAAAAAGGATAACCGTGTCCTCAACATTGACGAGTTGGAAAAAGTAACCTTCTTGGAAGATGGTTATGATGTGGTCGAAATTCGTGACGGTGAGTACGCTGTAGTTGAATCTGCTACTGGTGGACGCACTTACACTATTCAAGAGTACAGAGCAGTAGTTGCTGAACGTGACCAAGCTCTTGCTGAACGTGATAAGGCTCTAGCAGAGCTTGACAAATTAGCTAAGAAATCCGCTAAAGACGATAAGTAGAAAGAGAGGTTCTGCTGATGGAGAAGAGAACATCGGAAGAAATCCAAAAGCATAATGAAGATGCTAGACAAGCCTTGATTGACTTGTATGAACAACGTTATACAGGCTATCCAGGAGATTTAGTGGTCGATGAAATCATGCAGAACATTCTTAACTACTGCAATCGTGAGGATTTTCCTTTAGAATTGCGATTTGTGGCCATTCAGATGGTTTATGTTGTTTGTAATCCTGACCAAGCTGTCCAAGGCAAGAATATTTCCGTTGGAGATACTCGTGTCGAATTGGCTAAGTCAGATCTTGCCAGACGTGCTGAAAGTGTCTTGCTGGACTTTACTAGCCAGTTACAGCGGTTCAGAAAGTTGAGGTGGTAGGATGAATATCAATGACGTCTTATCTCAGGCAAGACCAAGTATTGAATGGACCTATGATAAAAAGATGGATGTGTTTGCTACTGTCGAGGGTACGAAACCAAACGGAGCTGACTTTGTAGAGTTTAAAGAAATCTACAAGAAGGTTCCCTGTCGTGTCTCTGTTCGTAACTTAGTGAATACAGAGCAGAACGAAGCGCACCAACTCAAGACAGAACACAAGATTTTCTGTTCGCCTAAATTTGCTATAAAAGCTGGTAGTAAATTGATTGTGGACGGTGTTAAATACCTGACTAGTGAAGACCCGATGGTCTATGTCACACATCAAGAAATTGTGGTAAGACGACATGAGTGGCTATGATGATAGTGATGTTCAAGAGTTCTTGAAACGACTTGAACGGGCTCAGGCAATCATTGACTCTGAGTTTATGCAGGCTGCTAAAGATATCGGCCTAGCCTTTTTGAAAGAGGTTAAGGAACGAACACCAAAGGGCCTAACTGGTAAGCTCAATCAATCATGGAAGATGGAAGTAAGCAAAAATGGGAATGTGTACGAAGTTATCGCATTTAACCCTATGGAGTATGCTTCTTTCGTCGAAAGTGGACACCGTCAACAAGTAGGGCGTTATGTTCCTGCCATTGGTAAGCGTTTGGTCAATCCTTGGGTAGAAGGGCGCTTCATGATGAGGCTGACAGAAGAACAGATTAAACAAAAAATCCCACAAATCACGCAACAAATCGAAGAGAGGCTAAAGGAGGAACTAGGTGGATTATAGTATTAGACCACTCGTCATCAAGCAACTCAAAGATGTGTTTGGGTGCAAGGTGTATGATGAACAAATCCAGCAAGGATTGAAAACACCTTGTTTTATTGTAGATGTGAAACCTGTGACTCGGAAGCGGTTGGCAAATCAAAACGATAAGCAGGTTTTTATTGTCTTGCTGCATTACTATACCGAAAAAACAACAGACTTATATCAAAAGTTTGAAGAGATTGAAATGGTGTTTAATTCGCCTTCTTTTCGTTATTTGGGGGACAAGTACCCTATCAATGATTTGAAGGTGGAATACAATACCAATGACTTGATATGCACATTTACAATCACTCGATACGTTCGATGGGTTGAAGAAGAACCGACAATGCAAATATTAGAAAGGATAGGTGAAACTTCTCATGGAAATGAATGAAGAAGTAGGTTATGTAACCGAACCAGTGGTCCCAACCACTGAAGATAAATTTGGTAAAGAGGCATTACTCAAGTATTTTGAAGATGATGCCACTTTGTTAAACATTTTGCTGGAAGACGACCAGTCATACTCACTAGCAGAAGTAAGACGCATTTTAGAAGACTGGAGAAAGGGTGTGGCTAACTAATGGCACAATGGACAGTACAGAATAAACGAGTTCCAAAGGCCTACATCAATTTCGTATCAAGAGATGATGTGATTATTCCTTTGGAAGACAATACGATTGCAGCAGTTATGATTGCTGGATCTTGGGGAGAACCTGGTGCCTTCACACTTGTTGATGGTACAAGCAACTTCCGACGCCTATTTGGTAAACCGATTGATGAACTTCTTCCAATTCGTGAAGCCTTGAAAGGAACTGGTAAGGTCCTTGTCTATAATGGTGTGAATAACACTGGGGTACAAGCGACGAAAACAGAAAATGATATGATTGTTACAGCTAAATACAAAGGATTGGCTGGTAACCATATTCATGTTATCTTCAAGAAACAAGTCGAGACTGGTTTTGAGGTAACAACAGTTTTCTTTGGAAAAGAAGTTGATAAACAAATCATCACAGCCTTGCCATTTAAGAATGACTATGTGAATGTGACTGGTACTTTAACAACAGAAGATAAAACAATCTTGCTTGAAGGTGGTACCGATGGAGCTACAACCAATTCAGAGGTTGAAGATTTCCTAAATGCACTCGATACTCAAGACTTCCGTGTCTTGGCTCTGGGTACAGATGAAAGTGCAACAAAAGCACTTGTTACGGCTCATATCAAGAAATGGCGTGACGCTGGTCGTTCAGTTATTGCAGTCTTGAATGATTACACGGATGCTGACGATGAAGGTGTTGTATCAGTCGGTAACGGGGTTACATTGAGCGATGGTACGAAACTAAGCGCTAAGGATTGTGTATACTTCGTAGCTGGTAAGTATGCAGGGGCTGGCTTGCAATCCAATACATTCAAGTCTTATCCAGGCGCTATCGACTGTGAACGTAAGAATGAAGCAGAGGCTGAAAAGCTCATCAATAAAGGCCAGCTTATCTTTGCTTATCGAAATGAAAAAGTTATTATCCTGTCAGATGTAAACTCATTTACTAGTTATACGGCAGAACATAGTCGTATTTTTGGTAAGAACAAACTTGTCCGCACAATGGATAATATCAATACCAATGTCAAGTATATCTTTGAGAACTACTTCATTGGTAAAGTACCAAACAACGTGAATGGTCGTGAGTTGTTTAAACAACGAATCATTACAATGGTCCTTGACCCACTTGCTCAGAAGCAAGCCTTGGAGTATAAAGCGAAAGATATTGAGATTTCACAAGGTATCACAAAAGAATCCGTCGTGGTAAACTTGCCAATTGTCTTGACGGACGCTATGGAAATCTTGTACATGACGGTTATCTGTGATTAAGAAAGGAGAAACTAGCTAATGGCTATTATGAACCAATTAGATGCTTTGTCAGCTAAGGAAGGAACAGTCTTCTTTACAATCAATGACAAGCAGTACGAACTAGCAGAGCTTATCTCTCTAGAAGCAAAAATTGAATACACAAAAGCTGATGTGACCCCTCTCAACTCTCGTATGAAGGGTGGTAAGATTGTCGGCGCAGAAGGTACAGGAACTGTGAAGATGTATTACCATCGTCCTGAATTGAAGAAGATGGCTCTTGAATACGTCAAAAACGGGTTGCTACCTCGTATTGATATCAAGTGTACCAATGAAGACCGCACATCTCGTGCAGGTCGCTATACCATCGTTTTGAAAGGGGTTCTGTTCAAAGAATCACTTATCTTTAAATTAGACGGATCAGCAGATGAGGTCATCGACGAAGAAACGGACTTCACATTCCAAGATTTTGATATCTTATCAGAATTCCAAGAAATTACATACTAACACAAGGAGGAAATAGTGGTGAGTGGATTACAAGCGTTTTTGAAACAAAACAAAAAAGGGGAAGAGACTAAGGACGTCTTGCTTCCTTCTTTTGAGGAACCAGTTAAAATTCGAGTATTGAGCGCTCGTGAAGCGGACTTAATCAATGACCGTTGCTTTGTCAATAAGCCAGGTCGTAATGGACGTCAAGAGCGTGTCTTTGACGGTGTTAAATATAACCGTGAAATCTGTATTGCGTCTATCGTGGTTCCTGACCTTAATGATAAAGAATTGCAAGATTCTTATGGAGCAATGGGAGCTTCTGAGTTATTCGGTACCATGTTCAATTGGGGCGAAAGCGCCTTGATTTTGGAAGCTGTAACTGAACTCAGTGGTATCAACCAAACTTTCCAAGACAAGGTTGACGAGGCAAAAAACTAATAAAAGAGGACGCGGAGGCACAACTTGCCTACTTCGCCCTCGTAAACTATTACATTCGCCCTAGTGAATTTGTGAATATGAATGTAGAAGAAAAAGCCTTTTTCGCTGCAGTCATGCACGAAGAGGCGAAACAACGTAAAAGAATGAAGAAGTGAGGTGATTCTATTGGCAAATATACAAACAACCATGTCTTTGACCGATAGAGTCACAGGCACTTTGAATAAAATCTATGCGACTATGGAGCGTGTTAAAAACGCAGGTTCTGGCATAGACAAAACTATGAAGGCCCAAGAGTCCGCTATGAAAAAAGCTGGTGATTCTGGCCAATATTTCGTCAATAAAGCTGGGCGACTCATTGATGTTAACGGTAGGTTTGTCAACAGTGCAACGCTAGCAGCTGCAGGGCTCAAAAAAGAAGAACTGGCTCTAAGAGATTTAGGGAATGCCTCTAATAACGCTTCTAACAAACTAAGTAGGTTAGTATCTTTGAAAGGTTTGTTGAAGACCGCTTTAGCTGGTATTGCAGTCGGTAAAATTACCAAACAAGCTATAGGTATGTCAGACGAGTATGCTAATATGCACGCTCGTTTAGATATGATCCGTGACGGTATGCAGACGACAGAGGAACTA